ACCTCTTTTCAGGAATAGGCGGATTTCATCTTGGATTTGAGAAAGCCGGTTACAAAGTGACTAGCTTTTTCTCCGAGGTGGACAAGCACGCCATCGCAGTTTACAAACAACAATTTAAAAATTCAACTTATGTCGGCTCAGTTACAGATGTTCGGGGGGAAGACCTCCCAAGAATCGACCTTATCACCTTCGGAAGCCCTTGCCAAGACTTCAGCCTTGCTGGAAAGCGTAAAGGAATGGATGGGGACAGAAGCAGCCTTATCCTTGAAGCAATTCGCCTCATTGGGGAATGCAGACCAAGAGTATTTGTGTGGGAAAACGTTAAAGGAACTTTCTCCTCAAACTCTGGCGAAGATTTTGCGGCAATCATCCAAGCGTTTGCCAACATTGGGGGCTATAGACTTGAATGGCAACTGCTTAATACATCGTGGTTTCTACCCCAAAATAGAGAGCGAATATACCTTGTCGGATATTCTACAGAAACAAAACGAGATTGGCGAGGAGTATTTCCTATCGGAGAAAGTAACCCAAAGATTGATGAGTTACAAAGACAACACCTACCAGCAAATACAATCCTACAGCGATACGATGCCGGAGCAAACGGAACTTATATCGGTGAATGTAAACAGTCTGCACAAGCGGTAAAGCAAATCGGAACTAAACTTGATTCTAATGGTGGAACGCAACCCTATCAACAGGACCGAGTGTACGATGCGGATGGAATTGTCCCTGCCTTGAACCAAGGTAAGAGTGACTTGATAATCAAAGCTAATTATTCAAGCAAGTCTCTGAACGAAACAATAGAGAACAATATACTTGTAGAGGGAGAGCCAAAAGCACTTGACCTATACAATCGTTCAGCAAGGGATGAATCACCGACTCTTACAGAGCCGCACCATAATTCACTTCGTATGTTTGATGGATACAGAATACGGAGATTAACCCCCATTGAGTGTGAAAGACTGCAAGGATTCCCAGATGACCACACATCACTTGGTAACTACGATGGTGAGGTAAAATCAATGAGCAACGCGCAACGATACAAGCAATGCGGTAACGCGGTAACTGTTGATGTTGTCAAGGCCGTTGCGGAACGATGTAAACCATTATTCAAATGATAAAAGACGAATATGAAATTCTTGCGTTTAACGACCTCCAAGTCGCCCACGCACACCTCACTACCATTTATGGTGTGATGACCTCTCTACGGGAAGAATTTGACCCTCGTGGGGAGGAATTAACTACTCCATACATTGGACTTTATGATTTTGCTGACAAATACAAAAACCGGATGAGTGATATTTCCACCATCAAGGACACTATTGAACAAGCAAGGTCAAAGCACCGAGGTGTATTGGCGAGACTTGACGAGGCCCAGGCGAAAGTTGAGGAGCTTTCCAAGTCAGAGGGCAAACTACGGGATGAGGTTCTATCGTTGACATCAGTCAACGTGGAACTTAATAAGACCGTTGATAAAATCAAAGAACAAGTTAAAAGTTTAGGTTTAATTTAATTAGTCAGTGTACTATTATAGTAACTATACTATAATAGTAACTATAGTTCCTTACGGAACTATATATAATAGTAACTATAGTATGAAAAAAGAAATACACAATCTCATCATCGCAGAAAAGTTTGCTGCGGAGCTCTACGCTAACACGGGTATTGATTTGGCTAACTCAAGCCGTACCCAAGTTTACTCTATGTATAGGCAAGCGTTCATCCACTTATGTTCAACGAAGTTGGGTATTCGCAATACGGACGTGGCCGGAATCATTAACCGGGACCACTCAAGTGTTGTGCATTCACTCAAGAAGGCATACACCCTATTGGATTATGACGACAAGTTGTTCATTGATTACTACGAGAGGGCGAAGGATGCCTTAAACTCCGTTCGGTATGGCGATGACTCATACACGACCACTATGGGTCACAGTATGAACATCAATGACCTCATCCGCTCCTATTTGATTGAGCACAAGATTGAGGGTGCGCGATTGAATCAGGTACTGCAACAACTAACCCATAACATTAAAATAAATCGCTATGCCTAAAAGGAATAAGTTTGTTCGCTTTGGTGTTGAGTACACTTCAGTTCGTGAATACTACAATGCAGTAGAGAGAGCTGAGGCAAGGGATGACTTTGGCAATCCCTTCCTAATGCATTTTGGATTTAACTACTGGGGGGACCTAAATAAAGGCGTGGAGGCGTATGAAGTGAGTAAGTACTACAGCAATGGAGCGTCTCTACACAAAGGGAGCGGCACGCGTTCTTCGGAATAGCTATTGTTTTATTAAACCTTTTGTTTTATCTTTGACTTAATTAACCTCTAAACTCAAAACAAATGTCGAACTATCAGTTTAAAACGACAAACATCAAGGGTAAGGAATACGTGCAGGTCAATGACCGCATCCTTTTCTTCCGTAACGAGCCTCGCTTTCAAGGTTGGGGATTGGAGAGTGAGATTCTAAATCTTGACTCTGACTCTTGCGTTATCCGCGCAACAATCAAGAACGCCGATGGCATTGTTATGGCCCAGGGCCTCGCTCAAGAGGACCGAAGCAGTTCGTACATCAACAAGACATCTTTTGTTGAGAACGCAGAGACCTCTGCCTGGGGTCGTGCCTTGGCAAACCTTGGTATTGGAATTGAAACATCCATCGCATCTGCTCAAGAAGTATCTATGGCTGTATCAAAGCAAGCAATGCCAGAGAAGAAAAAACTAACCCAAGAGATTGCTGAGAAGATGAAGGCAGCAATGGATAGCGGTGAATCCGAAAAGGTTAAGTCGGCCTTGAATAATTACTCTGCTACCAAAGAGCAGTTGTCTTACATAGGATTGTAATGTTTTACTCCGACGAAGAATACTATGCAGACCGCGAGTTCTTAACGAACTCCTCTCTGAAGTTGCTACACAAGTCTCCGGTTCAGTTCTATCAGTGGCTGACGAATACGAGTGGCAACCAAAGCACAGCAGCATTAGAGATAGGCAAGGCGTTCCACGCCTTGTGCCTGGAAGACATAGTAAGCTTTGTTGGTTACGATGGTACTCGCAGAGGTAAAGACTACCTTGAGTTTTGTGAGCAGAATGATGATAAAATCGTGCTGTCCAAGAAGGATGCGGATATGATTTATGCTATGCAGAGCGTTCTTATGAAGACCCCTCAGGTCGTAGAACTAATGTATAGCAAGGATGATGTTCAACTCACGGAACTCCCTGCGATATCTGAATGGGATGGAATTAAAATCAAGGGCAAGGCAGATATGGTGGTTGAAAAAGACTTTCAGCCNGCATACATAGTTGACCTTAAAACTACGGGCGGAACGCTTGAGGAATTTCGTAGGAGCGCAAAGTATATGCACTACGACCAACAAGCCGCCATATATTGCAAACTGTTTGAGGTTGATACCTTCTACTTTGTAGCGATAACAAAGAGCTATCCGTATGAGGTAGGCATTTATAAATGTTCACAACAGTTCATACAGCAGGGTGCTATCAAAGCCCAGGAGGCGATTGATAAGTACCGCAGGTTGTTCTTGGGCAAACAATTCAATCCATATGACGCATCAGAAATCGGTATCCTTTGATGAGTTCACTCGCAATGTAATAGACATTGCTTGTTCTCACGCAGCGATACACCCATCAGAGCTGTTCTCCTCAAAGAGAAAAGATGTAGTGAATGTGCGCAGTATTATTTCCGTAATCTTACGAGAGAACGGAAGTACCTACCAGGCCATCGCTGACATATTAAGTGTTGACGTAAGGAACACTCACTCGTATGTTATGGGACACGATAACAGAATGGCAGACAAGAAGTATTCATCGTTATTTAAAAGTGTTCAACGGAGTATGAACGACGTTGAGTCAATTAGTGACGACATACATCTATCAATAACAAATCTCCTGGTCCGGCTGGAGAAACTTGAGAGCCGGGTAAATCATTTAACTCATCTATTAACAGCGTAGAAATGGAAACAAAACGCAAGTACGTAGGCCGTGTTGAGACGAAGAACACTCAGTATGGTGACATCATCAAAATTGGTTTCGGACCAAATGACCTTGAACTAATCAATGCATCAAAGAGCGCAAAGGGTTGGGTAACTGTTGATGTTAAGCTCAAGAAGGATGGCGGATATTATGCAGAGATTGCATCATACGAGCCGAACTCTAACTACGGTCAGCCAAAGGCTGCACCCGTAAATGATGATTTGTTTTAAGCAAATCCATATATGATAATAAAGAGGGGCCTATGCCCCTCTTTTTATCTAAAAAAATGAGTAACCCTATTTATCATTTGAACGTGCAGTATCGTTGGTCCTTCAAAAGGGGCAACGCTACGATGCATCACTATAGAGATGGGTATGCCATCTCCAGATACAATACGATTGAGGAAATCAATCTTGATAATGTGAATTACGCTATGGCTACAAAAAGATATGGATTGGTTGGTCGCAAATTCTTTGACTTCCAAGTAACCAAGATATACGACAGCAAGATTGTCGGACAAGTAAACCAATAACACTCCCCAAATTATGATGAAGGAATTTATATACACCCTTGACAGGCTAGAGCCACAACTACGCAATATGCGTATCACCGGAGTAAAGAAAGGTGAGTGGGTTGGGTTCGATGCACTATTCGAGAAGTTCTCAGTAAAGAGAGGCTCAACAACATACATTTATGCAGGGGCGCACCAGGGCAAATCACAATTTGCCTTTGAGATAATGATGAACCTCGCTGAGTTCGAAGGTTGGAAGTGGGCAGTATACACTCCAGAGACCGGTAGCCCGGCAGAAGTATATGCTGAACTAGCTTGGTGCTACCTTCGTAAGCCATTCCTACTCAATGACAGGATAAACGCTACAGACCTAGAAGCTGAAAAAGCTATGTCGTTCCTCCGCGAACACTTTTATGTGATTGACTCTGGGCTAAAAGACCTAACCATTGAAGGCTTCTATACTGCCGTTGATGAGATTGAGAGTAGCGGAGTGAAGATTGATGGATGCTTGGTGGATCCATTTACAGAGATTAAGACTGACGTGAATACAGGTGTGCGTGATGACATTGCCATTGGTAATATTCTAACGCGAGTGCGCAAGCACTCAAATGACAAGGACTACCATACGATTGTCACTGTGCATACCAAACACCAACAAGCGAAATACAAGAACGGTATTCCCTATGTCGACGTACCGACAATGAACGATATTGCCGGAGGTATGCAGTGGTCCCGTAAGGGGATGATGATAGTAAACGTATGGCGTTGTCCATATGGTTTAGAAGATGAGCAAGGCGTTCCTTATGAGCCTAATCAGGTTAAGATTAGCGTAGTTAAGGCGAAGCCTAAAGCTGTTGGAAGTGTAGGTTCGTTGTATATGTACTACGACAAGATAACCAACAGATACTATGTTGACGAGGGAGGGAAGAAAGGATACTCTCATCCTCGCCATAAGGAAGTGAATATTGTTGAACAAAAAGACCTTGAGTTTTGAAAGAGCAAGAAAACGAACAGGAGCAGTTTATCAGAATAGCACTGGCTAAACTTCGCAAGAGCAGCCCGTACTACCCACAGAGAATTGCACTAGCTGCGAATATGTATCGTAGATGGAAATCAAGAAAGTAAATACCTGCAACACCTGCAAAGAGGAACTCGATATTAAGTTCTTCTATGTGCAGAAAAGAGATGGCGTTGATGCCTACTACCGGGGTAAGTGTAAGATGTGCTACTCAAAGCACAGAAGGTATGCCGGGTACTAAGAGTTGAGCGAAGATAAGGGGGGGAGGATTATATCAGCACAATCCCCTCCTGCTCATTGAGCCATAAAAGAAACAAATACGGCTCAAAGTGTAAAGTAAATGAGCCACAAAGTGTAAAATAG